AAAACACAAATAAAATGGCAGAAAAAACAAAAAGCGGAAATGTTACTGCCGTTGATGCAGAAGCTGAAAAGTCAACAAATCAACCTGTAGCAGAAAAAGACAACAGCAATCATGTGATTTTAAAATCTGGATTGCCCTCATGGTTAGAAAAACTTATCGGATTGTCGGCAACTTATGCACATCCGGAAGGAAAATACGGCGACACGCCTATTAAAGAAAAAGGCACAAAAGATATAGCTGAAAAGCTAAAACCAACCGGACTTAAAGCCGCAAAGGCTCGTAAAGAAGCTGAAAAAGCTGAAGAAGAAGCCGAAGCTTGTAAAGAAAAAGCTAAAGAGCTTAAAGCTAAATACGAAAAAGCCGAGGACGGAGAAGAAAAAGAAAAATTCAAAGTCGAATACGAAAAGGCAAAAAAAGAAGCCGAAGAAAAAGCCGAAGAGGCAGCAAAATATTGTAAGGAAGCTGAAGAAGCCGAAGAAGAAGCCGAAGAAGAAGCTAAGTCTAAAGAAGAAGCTGAAGAAAAAGCCAAAGAAGAAGCTGCAAAAAAGGAAGCCGAAGAAGAAGCTAAATCTGAAAAAGAGGCTTCAAAAAATGCTACAAAAATACTTAATCGCACAATTATGAAGACAGCCGCAGAAATAAGCGACTTAAAACTCGCCGATGTTCCAACCCATAAAATAACCTTAAATCAGGGTGTATCATTTACAAAACTCATGGCAGATGTTGCAGAAGACCGCAGAACTGGCAAGGGGGGAGATGGTGCAAGAGTTATGAATAGGGTTTTGAATGGTTCTAACGAAGGGAAATCATTGCAGGATTATTGCATGGTTTTAAATGCTTTGATGAACGATCCAAAGTACAAAACTATCATTGAAAAAACTCGTTTTCATTCCAATCCTAACGATGTTGCATACGGTGCGCTTCGTAAAGGTTTAATGAACGCTTCGCCTTCACAATACACCAAAATGGGTATTGACTTTAATGCTATTGCAGCACGTTTGAATAGTGGCAAAATTGAAGGTATAAACTGGAAACAGGGAATTGTTGAGAATAGAATCGGTTTATCAACATCTGGCGATTTTAGTTCTTTGGACACTATCGCTGTTGAATGGTTGCCACTTATCATTTATAAATTATTCCCTTCCGAAGAATGGAGTAATGACATCCCAATTTTTGGAGTTCAGGAAACTACCAGAAACTACGGAATTATCTGGACAAACATAATTGCTGATCCTACAATTTATAGGGGAACACAACCAAGTGGGGAAGCTGATTATACTTATGATGACCAGGCAGTAGGACTTTCTTTAGTTCCTTACTACATTCAGCCTATGCGTTGGACACCTCTGCACATGGCTCAATTAAGATATGATCAACAGGCTTCAGGATGGGCGCAAGCTTTGAATTATCTAAAAGCTCAAATCCATGACGATTACCTTTATACACTTGCCGCCGGAGCATTAGCAAATGGACAGCCAAAACTTTTAACAGGTGGTCCTATTGACAATACTCAGGCACAAAACTTCATAATTGGTGCAGGGTCTAACGGCGTTGATTCATTCTATTTCAATCCTTCATTTGCCGGGAATTTGATTAAGCCAGGCTTTAATGACGTGTTAAAATTAGAACAATTTTTTAAACAGTCTAATTTTGACCTGAACAGCGAAAGAGTGATTCTGGTAATTGATTCGGTTATGGAATCTTATATCAAACAGGATAAGCAAACTCAAAGTTTGTTAACCCGTTGGATTAATGACAATGGTGCTGACATTCAGAAAATAAGTCATTCGCAGATTCACGAACGTAGCAGGGTTGCAGCTTATGACCCATCTGGAAATACAGTAATTGATACCTTTGCAACTTCTGGAATTGTACCAGCTACAACGATAAGCGCAGGTTTATCAATGGTTGCTTCTCAAGTTGGTATCGGATTAGGACAAATTGACGTGTTCTTTGTTCAGGACCCAACAAACTACGGTTACAAAATGTCAATGGACATAAGAACTGGTATTAGGGCATTACGTCAGAATTACTTAGGTGTTCAGATGTATACTTACAATCAAGGATCAGGGCAATAAATAAAACAAGGGGGTTAACTACCCCCTTTTAACCTAAAAAAATATACAAAAATGAAAAAGATATTAAGTTTACTAATCACATTAATTATAGGGATTAGCTTATTTGCACAAGTACCTGTAATTACTTCAAAAGTTAAAAATTTGTCCGTGAGTGAAAATGGCTTATCGGTAGCTATTAACCTGAGTTTGTCGGATACTTTAAAAAATGGTGATACTATTTTTTATAAAGTGTTAGTCAATCATTCATTTACTGTTTATCCTTACTTGTCATTAATTGAAAAACAGACAGGTACAAGAGATACAACCGCATTGTTAACCTTTTGGCAATCCGTTGACGGTATACATAATTGGCAACAAGTTACCAATACAGCCACACCAACCGCATGGAATATAACATTAGCAAAGGCAACAGCCACGGAAGTTGACTTCTGGCGTTCTGTAGGATGGTTTAACTCCACTTATTTGGGTGTAAGGCTTATTGGAGGGGGTAAAAAAACTGGTTATACTTATTACAATTGTTACTACGGTTCAATCAAAATAAATAAATTATAAAAATGGACGTCAACGGAACAAATTTTAATATTAATGATATTACTGTTAAACGGATTAGCTCTTATTTAAAACAGTTTGGCAAAGTTGTAATTGTGCATGGTGATGGTATGTTATTTGCTGGAGAAAAAGCTTTTACCGGCTCGGATCATCACAGGAAGTTTAATTCCGGTGTTGAATTAAACACTAATTCCGAAGCTGTTTCTCGAGCTAAATTTAGGGCTATCTATAAAGAGGGCGACACATTGCCGACAACTGTAAAAGATGTTATTGATGAGTTTTTTGCTGAAAATATGCGAGAACTTAAAGAAAACACAGCAATTAAGCCGACAAAAATAAATAGACCATCATTTATTGCAGTTGACGACATCGAAGAAGAAGCTCCGATGGTAAAAAAAATTAAAAAAACAGTTTAAAAATTAAATTATGCAACACGATATAACAACGACAATCATCAATACTCCTCAGGGTACACCTGTATCAAATGATGGTGTTATGATGATTGTTTGCAAGGGGATAGCAGTACCAGGGGCGACTACTCCGCTCGTGTTGGATACTGCTTATTTGTTAACACAAGCCTCTGACTTGACAAAAATAGGCATAACGCCGGATTACGATTATGTAAACGGGCTGAATGTTTATCAACAAGTTACTGAATTTTACAATCAGGCAGGTTCTGGGGCTTTATTATGGTTAGTAGTTACAGCAACTACAAACGTATATAACTCTTATTGTTTGACTACGACATTTTTAAATCTTGTAAGAGGCACGGCAACAGCCGACCCGAATAAAAGAGCAAAGGGCATAGGGTTATGTATGCAGCCGCCGACTACTCAACAATCCGCTACAGATTTTAGTTCTGAATCTTTGGCAACTATACCGGTATTTCAGGCATCCCATGATACGTTATTTCCTGAAGGATTTTCGTTCTTTGGAATAATTGACGGTGCAAATATGAGCAGTACACAAACATCCGCAGGGTTGCAAAGTATGGCTACTAAAAATGCACAGTCGATAAGTTTTTGCATTACTGGTTCAAGACCTAACGGAACGGCAGGAGTAGGCGCAGCACTTGGAAGATTTGCAAGGATTACAGTAGGACAGGGATTTGGCAAAGTATCAGACGGTCCTATAGCTATACAACAGGCATATTTGACAAATGACGTTAATGTTCCAATTTTAGGAACTACTATATCTCAAGGTACTAATTTAACGGCAGGTAATTACATGGTCGTTAATGGACCTGTTACTTATAATGGAGTTAGTTACTCTGTAGGTTCAATATTTACAGTAGTTACAGGCACTTTATTTTCAGGGACAAGTACCACAGTTGTAGACGTAACAACTACAGCAGCAGTTACAACGGGTAATACTTATTTAGTATTATTCGGACCTGTAACTTATAATAGTGTAGCTTATCAGACTGGGCAAACATTCACAGCTATTTCAGCCGCAGGGACATTTGCCGGAGGTATTATAACTCTTTTGAACGCAACACCTGTAAATAAGTTGTTTAAGAGTGATTACGATAACTTAGGAGCTTCGCAATATATGTTTATTCGCACCTGGTTTCAGCAGGAGGGACTTTATTGGAACGATGCTGCTACTTGCTTGTTGGCTAATACTCCTTTGAGTACACAAGAATTTAACAGGGTAGCTGATTCGTTAACTGCGGATGTAACTACATATTTGATTCAAAACTTAATGGGGGCTAATATCCCTATTGACATAAAGACCGGTTTAGCTTCCGCCTCGTTTGTCAATGCTTTGCAAACACAATTCGATCAGACGTATATTGATCCGTTAATTGCTACAAACGACATATCGAGCTGTAATTTAACGTTGGTAGGTACTCCAAACGGAGCAAATACCATTAACTGGGCATATTCTTTGCCAATTATGGGCACACCTATAACAGGTAATGTGGTTGGACAAGTTCAATTTGTTTAAAAAATAAATATTATGAGCGTAAATTTAGGTGCATTTATATATACTTCGGCAGATTATAAGATAACATTATCTGCCGGAGGTGTTACTGTTCCGTTGAACACAGTCGAAAGTTTCG